AATGCGTATCTAGCCAAGAAGAACGAAGAAGATAATGGCGGAATACGTAATCAGAATAGTGATCGACCCGTCAGGAGCGACTGACGGTGGCGGGAAAGTCGTCAACACTCTTAATGAAATTGACAATTCTGCGACCGAAGCGAACCAAAGTCTTGAACTACTCAAGAAGGGTTTTAGCGCGCTAAGAACTGTCCTTGAAGCGCCGATTGATCAGTTTCTGGAGATTAAGAGTCTAGTCGAGGACCTCTCTTCCGAATATGATAACGCGTTCCTCGCAGAAGAACGATTGAACTCCGCTCTGCTACTCTCTGGGCAATATAGTAAGGAACTTAGTGATCACCTGATCGACCTCGCCAGTAATCTTGCCTCTACGTCCCGCTTCGAGGACGATGCAATTATTGAAGGCGAGAAACTTGCCGTTCTCTACGGCAAGCAGGGTGACGCGCTCGATCGCTTGATCGCTGTCTCCGTGAAGTATGCGCAATTCATGGGGGTATCGTTCGATAGCGCTGTTGTCAAGGTCGCACGGTCTCTAGAGACCGGCTCCATTATCCTGGGCAGATACCCAGTCATTCTCTCCGCTGCCGGAGACGCAGCGACCAAGACCGAGGAAGTTCTTTCTAAACTTGAGAAGATCAAGATCGGAAAGGATCTCCAGGATGATATTCTTGCCTCACAGAAAGCCTTCTCCGAACTTAGGGAAGAGCTAGGTCGTGTCCTTAACGAGTCTTCCTTCATCAAGGCTTTCTTCATAGTTGTTGGCGACTCCATCAATAAGCTGACGGTCTTCGTATCAGAGAATAAGAGAGAGTTTCAGGATCTATTTGGCAGAGTCTTCAAGGCGAGCTTGGACGTTGCAGCGTCGTCCTTCAAGATCTTCTTCGATATCGCCCAAAAAGGTTTCGAAATCCTTCTCAACTTGATTGCGAAGCTTTCAACGTCCTATATTGGTAGTAAGCTAGGGTTTGAGCAGATCACTGGCCCAGAGGTTGAAGCATTTAGCAAAGCCACAGAAGCAGTTAGGGAGAGCCAGGAAGCTCTTAGAGTTTGGAAGAATATTCCACTGGATGAGTCTGGCGCTGTTAAGGCTACAATCGATAAGATCACGGAAGGACTTGAAGCGAATAAGATTAAAGCGAACGAAGCTCGCGATGCGATGCTCGGCCTCGGTGGGACTAGAACCTCAATTCTTGGTCTAGTTACCGAGGTTAAGGATCTAGCCAACCGTCTTTCTGAAGTTCCAGAAATTCCTAAGAGCGTTGACGACCTTCTTGAGAGAATTACTAAGAAGACGGCAGAACTTGAGGCTCTGAATAAGAATACTAGGACTGAAGGGACGCCGTTCGACCCGCGTTCTCTTGCAGCTAAGAATGAAACGGTCGGAATTGGCGGGCCTACCGACATCACCGACCAGAATGCGCTCAAGGTCTATAAGCAGATCTTTGAGGCCCAGGATAAGTTCAAGACTGAGCAGCAAGCGATTAATGTTTTGCTTGGTTCAATGACTATTACTGACGAGCAAAAGGACACGATCAAGCGTGCTTATCTTGAGATGGAGATTGCTGGTCTTCAGTCCTCGACTAAGGCCGCCGATGGCTTCACGATCGCGTTTGACAAGATCGCTCTTGAGGCAGAGAACTCGTCTAAGGTCGTTCAAGACGTTATGGGTGTTGCTGTTGGTGGCTTCACGAATCTTCTAACCAACCTTATCTCGGCTAACCGTCAGAGCTGGAAGACGATCGCTAATGACGCGATTCAAGAGATAGAGCGTATCATCCTTAGTCAGCTTGTTCTTAAAGCAATTAGCGGCGCAGGCGCTGCTTTTTCTGCTGGCTCATATGCAGGCGGTAGCCCTGCTCCTGAATTCGCTGAAGGTGGCCCAGCCCAAGCCATGCGGCCGATCAAGGTTGGTGAGAGGGGGACCGAGCTCTTCGTTCCGCAGACCAATGGTAAGATCGTTCCGAATGAAGCTCTTGGTGGAAGCGAGGTTCACATTACGATTGTGAACGTTGATGACGAAAGAAAGATCGGCGACTTCCTACAGAGTGGCCAGGCGGATAAGGTTATTCTGAACCGTCTCTATGAGAACCGTACTTCGCTCTCAAGGATCCAAGGCTAATGTGGCAACCCTTTGTAGCCTCTGGGTATCGAGACGTCTCCCAGAAGATGGTGCAGCTGGCGACTTCGGGGTCCTTCGCGACTGGCGGTCTTGGTGTTACCAATGGTGGTTCTGGATATACCGACGGCGATATTCTCACGATCAGCCACGCGTCTGGGGTCTTCCCCTGCACCTTCGCGGTTAACGTCTCCGGTGGCGTAATTGTAGGCATCAAGCGGATTATCACCGGAGGATGCTTCGCAAATAGAGTCGCCTCTGCTGCAGTTAATGCTGGCGGTACAGGCTATGCCGTTAACGACGTCGTAGGAATTCTCACTGGGCTTGCGAGCGAGCCAGCGAAACTTATTGTAACGTCTGTTTCAAGTGGGGTCGTTACGGGGGTCAGTATCTTTGAAGGAGGCGGATCCTACGCTGCTTCGACTGGCTCGGGCGCTCCTAACCTAACAGCGTGCCCAACAACGCGCTTCATTGGAACTGGTTCTGGTACTGGCCTTACAGTCAATATCACGATGCAGGCGATCTTGATCCCGATCGGGATAGTGCCTACTGGCGGAACTGGATCTGGTGGGACCTTCGGCGGAACAATTACTTCTTCTGGCTGGACTGTGCTCCGTTCAGTCAACAACTATTCGCTGAATACCGTTAACGACGAGAAGGAGATCGTTCTTTTCGGAACGGCCCAGACGGGGCAGGAAGCCCCGATCCTTGGTATTAGAACAGGAACTAACGGGTCTGGCGGAAGTCTCCGCCATTTCCTTGCATTTAGCCCAATGACGGACTTTAACGGTCTATCCTCTTACGACACACAGCTAAACATCCTAAATCCGGTTCCTTCGACAAGCGCCGGAACCTATCTTCCAATTCTTCCTGCTAGTTCCTCGATTCAGTGCTATTTCTCCTGCTCTGGCCGTGCGATTCGAATTGTCTCACGCGCGGATGGCGGGACTACGACGGTCTACCATGCGGCAGGCTATGGAGCCCAGCAGCCGTTCGGTACGGCCACTGAGAATCCTGCGCCGTTCGTCCTCTTCGGCTCTGCTAGTAGCGTCGCGATCGCTGCAGACTCCAACTCCCAGCTTGACATCTCTGGGCCGACGGAGTGCTTCAAGAACAGCGGTCGGGCTGGTCCCTTCTACTTCTGGAGCCAGGCGACAACGTCGTGGGTTGAGTTCTTCAATTCAAGTGCCGCGAGCGGCTCGCCTCCGTTTACGATCAGCCAGTCTAATGTGATGTGGCCGGTCGGGAAGCCATTGAATCAGACGGATGACACGAAGGCTGACTATATTGTTGAAAATGGTGGATGGGCTTCGTATGGGTCGTTTTGTAGGGCTGACGGTGGAAGTCCAGCAACACTTAGTCTGAAGCCAACTCCCTACTCTGGCGGCAATGCCCAGACAGTCCATCCGGCCTGTCTGATTCTTGCTGCCAGTGGCGCCTTCCTCTGCGCTCTCGAGAACATCTACTGGGTCAGCGGAATTAAGGAAGACGGCTCCTCGATCGCTCCTGAAGATACCTTTACCTTCACTGTCGGTCCAACTCAGTCCGTCTTTAGAGTTTTCCCTAACGGTTCTAGAACCCTGGGCTACTCCTGGTTCTGTATGCAAGAGGGATTCTAATGCCACTTGGCACGGGAACGGCTAACGATATCCCAGACCTGTTCACACAGCTGGCGACCTTCGCCCAGGCACACGGTTGGACGAAGGACTCGTCGGGAGTCAACACCGAGAGGCTCTTCCTTCACCACACGGCGAGCGCGACCTGCTATACTTCATTCAGGTGGGATTCTGGTGCACCGCAGTATGTTGGAATCTATCACGCGCTGGGGTACATCAATTCTTCCACGGCTCCAGGTAGCCATACTAACGACTCCGGTCAGGGAGTAATTAGCGGGACCAATGCAACGATTGGGACGGGACGCCATGCAAAACTTACTAATGCTCCTATGCCTTATTGGTTCTTTCAGTCTGATGCCAACGCGGCCACGCATTACATACATTGTGTCGCTCAGGTAGCAGACGGAGAGTGCGTCCATTTCGGATTCGGCGCCATCTCTAAGGTCGGAGACCTTTGGACTGGAGGCGAGTACGCATACGGGAGTGCATACAAAGCCACGGACACCCACGGCTCTGCCGTCAATTCTGACTCCTCCTACCTCCTCGACGGTCTCTGTGACTCGTCCAGCGGCGCTCCGTTCCGCGCGTCCCTCCATATTGAGGGGATTCCTGGGCAGGCGGTAGGGAAGTGGGGTGTTGTCGGTAATTTCGCCAGCGCTAACGCGGGGACTGATCGTGGGGCGACGGCTAGAACTAAGACTCTCGGCGGATTCCGTGGGGGAGCGATTGCTCGAGCCTTTGGACGAATCGGCTCGAATAACCAACTCGGCCTTGTTCCAATCTATCCGATCGCAGCGGCAACTTTAACAGAGGCTGACGCTGTGATTCGAATTCTTGGTGAGATAAACGATGTTGGTGGCATGAACATCCAAGCTTATGAACTTGGCGACACAATGCTCATAGGTGCGGATACCTGGTATGTTTTCCCAACTAAGAAAAAGAGTGGGGATAACGTTACGGGAAGCACTTACTACTCAGGGATTGCTTACCGGGTCGCACTGACCTGATCAGGAGATACTGTGGCTACGTTCAATAAATTCAATCAGTATTCAGAAGATCTCGCCAAGAAAGTTCATAATCTTGGCTCAGATGCTCTTACTGTTGCCCTGTGCGCTGCGGCTAATGCGCCTGTCGCAACAAATTCGATTCTCACCAATCTAACTCAGATTTCGTATACAAATCTCTCGACAAGAGTCTTTTCGATTACGTCGTGTGCCCAGGCATCTGGGGTATTGAAGCTAGTCCTGGCAGACCTTGTTCTGACGGCGTCTGGCGGTTCGGTTGCGACCTTCCGTTATGCTGTCCTGTACAATGACACGCCAACTTCGCCTGCGGATCCTCTGATCGGCTGGTGGGACTACGGTGCCGACATCACCCTTCTCAACGATGAGAACTTCACTGTCGATTCCGATCAGACCGGCGGGATTATTACGATCACGTAAATGTCTACGTCGATCGCGTTTGTTAACAAAGGTACAGGATCCGGCGGGACCACCACGATCGCGCCGTCGTTTCCTGCAGTCACTTCAGGGAATATACTTCTCCTCGTAGTGACGAATAAGTACCCAACAAACGCACCGACAACCCCCTCTGGCTGGACTTTGATCACGAACGCCCAAAAATCGGGCGGGTCAGGGTCCAGCGGCGCTGACACTGGGCAGGTCTATTGCTCGGTATACTATAAGATCTCGGACGGAACCGAGACAGGGACACAGTCTGTCTCTATCCCGATCGGCAACTCGGCGATGGGGATTATTCTTCAATACTCGATTGATGCAACGAGTACGTGGGATACTCCTCACTGTAGAAGCGCGTCTCAGAATACTGGCGGCACAGCCTCCTGGTCTGCAACATCAGCCACGGATCCGAATATCCTGGTTGATGACCTTATCGTTTGCTGCTCAGGAATTAATACTGACCTTTATACATATAGCGCGGAGGCGATGTCATGCTCAGGCTGTACGTTTGGAACAGTTAATGAGCGCGTTGATAACGTTGTTACAAACGGTGACGACGTTGGGACCGTGGTCGCTGATGCCTTTGTAACAGCTGGAGCTTCTACCGGAACGATTACGTTTACGATGACCGCAAGCGGTAGCGCAACGAATAATCCAGCTGGCGCGACCGTTTTCTACGTTCTTCGTGAAATTCGGCATTACACTCTTGTTGCCGGCACCGGGGCCTTCTCCATCGCTTCCACGGGAACGAACCTCCTGTGGAAGCGAGTCCTGTCTGCCGGAAGTGGAGCCTATTCCATAGCAGGGGCGGGAACGTCCCTGCTATGGAATAGAGTTCTCTCTGCTGCAGCCGGAGCCTTTGCCATAGCAGGAGCAGGCACGTCCCTGCTATGGAACCGTCTACTCAGCGCAGCAACGGGTGCCTTCACGCTCGCGGGGGCGGGAACGTCCCTGCTATGGAATAGAGTTCTCAACGCTGAGACAGGTGCCTATACAATCGTCGGCGGTGACCTTGCGACGGCAGGCTTCATCCAACCAACTGGGATTGCTTCTTCTGAGCGCGTTGAAGAGCCAGAAGTCACTCGCGACGGCTTTGGAATTGCACTCGTAACCGACCGTAAAGCCTTTTTCATGCCGAAGAAGCTCATTCCTGGCCCGCTGCCCAGAGGAAGGAAGGGGCGAATCGGCCTTCCGATGCCTAAGAGGAAATCGCGACCGATCCTCTTTCCAATTGGCTTTGGTGGTGCCTGGGCACCCGGTCTTGTCTCGCCGCCTGGTGGCTCTGGGCCGATCGACCGTCCTTGTGTCCTTGTTGACTTTACGATTGGTGCTAACTGGTTCAATCGAATCCACATCCTGCCTAGGACGCCGATTAACTTCGAACGATTTATTACTCCACAGCAACAGACGATCGAGATTTTCAATGCATTCAATCAGTCTACGGAATTGACGGAGGTTAATAATCCTCTTGATCCGGGAGTGACTGTCGAGGATCTTCCGACACTCCCGTATAAACTTCTTCCATATTCGTCGCTCCTTGGAGTTTCTATTAGAACCTCCGAGGACGGGCCTCTTAAGTTTGACGACCAGATCGGGTTCGTCTTCTCTGTCGGTAATCAGGTATTTGCCGAGATTCTTGGGCTTAGAGTCCCGATTATTCCGTGGAAGCCAAGCGGTAATATTACTGAGAATCTTCAGTTTGGAACAAGCGTTCTGAGGATTCTCCGTGGGAAGGAACAGAGGATCTCGTATCGGGTTAACCCTCGTCAGTACTTTGAAGTTCCTTATCTCTTCGATATCGACGGGGATCCTCGACGAGAGATCAATAACCTCCTGTTTGGTAGACAGTCAGAGGTTATCGCCCTCCCACTTTGGCATGAGTCAGTCTCCATTAACGGGGCTCTTGTAACGGTTGGAGACTCTGTTACGATTCCTGTGAGCACGACGGTTGGAGTTGATCTTCGTGTGGGTGGGTATTTGATGATCCGTAAGTCAGATTCCTACTACGACGTCGCTAAGATTGAGTCTGTTTCGAGCAATTCCATCGTCGTGACGTCGGTAACCCTTAATTCCTATGCGATTGGCGACATAGTTATGCCAATCAGGTTTGTTAATATTACGTCGGCTCCAAGGAACGGTAGGAACCCTGTCGGTGTTGCTTCGTATGTCATCCAATGTCTATCTGTCGATAACGATACTGGAGCTTCAGATGGTTCTCTGATTGGTTTCAGTACCTATAACGGTAGGCTGATACTCGATCAGAATAACTTCATGAATGGATCAACGAAGGCGGAGGCTTTCATTCAAGAAGTCGAAGGCTATGACAGCCTCTCAGGAGTCCGTCAGCAGTTCGCTTCCTGGGATCGAAATAAGGACCTGCGCGATTTTGGGTTCTTAACCCGGAATCGCGCAGAGCTCCGAGATTTCCGAAATCTCATCCTAGCTCTGAAGGGGAAACTGATCTCCTTCTATTGCCCTCAGATTGCTGTTGACTTGAAGGCTACTCAGGATTTGACGAACGGCGACGATACAATTACCGTTAGGAATAATAACTATACGCAGTATGCAAATGGCAAGGAAGGTCGAAATATCTTCAAGATCACTTTCTCAGATGAGACTAGCCTTATTCGTAAGATCACGGCGTCTGAGGTTTTGAGCGAGACTGAAGAACTTCTAACTCTCGATGCTACGTGGCCTTCCACTAAGACAATCAGTCAGATCGTCTTAGTGGAATGGATCAATCTCGTACGTTTTGACTCTGACGAGGTCAAAATCCAGCATCGTGGAATTGGTAGAGCTCGGGCTACGGTCCCGATCCTCGCAGTTGAGGATGACGGATGAGCGACTTCGATACCCTTGAACGTAGCACGCAAGGCTCACGGCCGATTGAACTCTATGAGTTCGTGACACCGACTATCACCTATCGCTATGCTTCGACTGAAAGTGAGTTCGTCAATCTTGGACAAACTTACGAACCGATCGCCATCTCACACGATCCAATTTCATACAGTCTTGACGAACGGACTAAAATCGTCAAGGTAACGATGCCAGCCGAGACGGAATTTGCGAAGCGGTACATCAGCGTTAATCAATCTGGGCAGGTGATGGGTAAGATCATCCGTCTTCAGCTTGATGAGACTCCAACGCCAATCCGACAGGTCATGTTCATTGGATTCGTGAGAGGAGTTCAGTTCGACACGGACTTTAATCTTGCGAAGATCGGACTTCTCTCAGCAGACGGAGCGAAATCTGAGTCTCTTCCCAGAAGGACGTACTCGAGCCTCTGCAGCAACCAGATTTACGATAAGTTCTGCGGGGCTAATCCTGCCGCGCATACGTTTATTGGTCCTTGCACGGCAATGGAGAATGCCCCGTCAGGGAATAAGATAACGATTACCGGGAGCGAAGCCTCCGGCCACAAATTTGCCGGAGGCTTCGCGGCCATAGTCGGCGAGGACTCCGAACTCCGGATGGTGATCTCACAGATCGCAACAACGGATGACGTCCTTCTTCTCCAGCCCTTTCCAGTTAGCCCAGTGGGGCGGCAGATAAAGCTTGTTGCCGGGTGCGATAAGAAGCTAACCGGAGACTGTTCTAACGTTTTCGATCGTG